AAGAGAACTAAGAGTAAATCTAAGAAAATGCAGTAAGTCTATCATAACGTAGAACAAAGAAGGAATACTTATAATACCTATAGGTATAGTTACCTTGGACTATTGGATTAGTTTAAATAGCGAGGTAGTAAGTATACAGTACATCCTTATCTACATCCCTTAGGGGATTACTTAAGTGATAATATAAAGGAGAGATATGAGTTTAGTTAATGAGTTAGCAGTTAAGTGTACTCCGAGCTTTAGCGAGGAGATGTTAGATACTGTAGATGATAAGGCAGAAGATATTACTATACTACTAAGTGAAGTATGTAGTAGACTAGCTTCTGTACATAAGATAGAACCTAGAGTTAATGTAGAGTTCTTACTACAACTAGTAGGAGCATATAAGATTATTATAGCAGAGGGAAGTCCTCTACCAGATAATACACCTTACCACATTATATCAAGAGATATACTACCGCACCTAAGTACTATAATAGAGGAGGTAGAATATAATGAAGAAGGATTCGACACTTCAGACCTTACTGGACAAGCTACAGCTAAGGTATCCTAATAAGTTACCTCCTGTAGGGACTGATATAAATGAACTATATTATATGCAAGGCCAGTTAGATGTAGTAACTTATATTATTACTACTATACAACAGGAGAAAGATAGTGCAATCACAGAGATTAAGTAACTTACAAGAGTTATCTGAATTACATGGTTGGAGTAGAGAAGCACTAGCAGAAGCTAAAGAGAATGCTTTTATATATGAAGAGTTTGATAGTGGTGTAGTAATACTATATGACCACTTTGACTATTATGTAATGACAGCATTCAGTGAAGATGATAACCACTCATTAGGTATGTGGAGATTAATTAGGAGTATATTAATTAAGTATAGAGATAGACCTTTATATACTTCATATACAGCAAATAGAGAGAAGTTATTAAAAGCTTCTGAGAGATATAATTATACCCTTATGGAAGGAAGCTTAATTATGTTTCCACCAAATAACCAATAAGGATAATATATGGGATTAGAAGCAGGAGCTATAGCAGCCATTGTAGCAGCAACAGCAACAGTAGGTGGTACAGCTTATCAGATGACACAGAAACCTAAGTCACCTAAGCAGCCTACTAAAAGGGCTACTGGAGAAGTAGTAGCAGATAAGGGTGCAGACTCTTTTAAAGAAGAGGTTGATACTGGTAATAAAAGACAGACAGCTAGAAAAGGTACATCTAATTTTCAGATACCTTTATCAGCAACAGCTACACCTAAGACAGGTGCTGGTGTTACAGCATCAAGTGGACTTAAGATATGATGAAGATTAATCAGAAGAATATACAAGAAGTATATGGTTCAGCATCAGGACAGTATGGAGCTTTAGAGACTAGAAGAAGAAGTCTAGAGTACTTATGGAAAGAGTCTAGTAAACTTACACTACCTTACATATTTCCAGAAGAAGGTATTAGTGAGAGTGCTGAGTTACCTACTCCTTTTAATAGTATAGGGCCTTCAGCTGTTAATGCTTTAGCTAGTAAATTACTACTAACACTACTACCTCCAACAGGTAACTTCTTTAGGTTGTTGCCTTATGAGGATGATGTGGAAGAATTAGATGAAGATGCTAGACAAGAAGTTGATACACTACTTTCTAGAGCTGAACAAGATATTCTTATGGAGATTGATAAGCAAGCTTTAAGAGTACCTTTATATGAAGCTATGAAGTACTTAATTATTACAGGTAATTCTCTTGTGTATAAAGTACCTAATGGTAGTATTAAAACCTTTAGTCCTTATGAATATGTAGTTGAAAGAGATTATATAGGTAATGTATTAAAGATAGTTATTAGAGAGTATATTAGTAAGACAGCTCTACCTGATAAAGTAATAGATTTACTAGAACAGGATGAAGAGAATAAGACTGATAAAACTGAAGAACAAGAAGTAGCTATTTATACTGTAGTACTTAGGACTAGTAGTAACAAGTTCAGTACTTATCAAGAAGTAGAAGGTAATATGATTCCAGGTTCTTATAAGACCTATAAGGAAAACTTACTACCTTATATTCCTCTAAGATGGACTAGTAGTAATAATGAATACTATGGTAGAGGATTAGTAGAACAATACTTAGGAGACCTTAGAAGATTAGAAGGATTATCTCAGATGCTAATGGAAGCTTCTGGTATATCAGCTAAGACTATCTTTGGTTTAAGACCAGGTAGTACTACTAAGATTGAAGACCTTAATCAAGCTTATAATGGTGACTTTATTATGGGTGACCTTGAGAGAGAAGTGTCTGTATTAAGAGTAGAGAAAGGTAATGACCTAGCTGTAGCTGAAAGACAAGCACAACTTATTGAATCTAGATTAGCTCAAGCATTCTTAATGTTAAGTGGACAAGTAAGGGATAGTGAGAGAACTACAGCTACAGAAGTAAGAGCAGTAGCAGCAGAGTTAGAGGCAACCTTAGGTGGTACATTCTCTATCTTAGCTGCTGAATTGCAACTACCTCTAATTGCTTTAGTGATGAATGATATTAATCCAAACTTTGATGAGCTAACAGAACCAGCTATTACAACAGGTGTGTCTGCTATATCAAGAGAGAAGGATTTTAATAACCTTAATATTATGATGCAGACTCTATCACAATTAGGGCCAGAAGTAGTAGCACAGTATCTAGATATAGAAGGATACTTAAAGGCTGTCAGTACTTCACTAGGCTTTGATGCCTCAACTATGGTTAAGACTGAAGAAGATAGATTAAAAGAACAACAACAACAGATGCAGATGCAACAAGAACAAGTAGCTGCTACTACAGATATGGGAGTATAGATGGAAAAGTTAAAAGATAGATGTGAGTTTGATACTTGGGAAGAGTATCATAAGTATGTAAAAGAAAGTAAGGAACCTAAAAAGGCTCCTGTTAAGAAAACAACTAAGAAGAAGGAAGACTAATGTCAAGTGATGTAATTGGAGAAGAAGTAACAGTAACAGAGATTACAGATGATGGGGCAACAGCTTCAGCACCTATTGATGAGGTAGAGAACCCAGAGGATGTAGCATTACCCTCAGATGAAGGAAACACAGAAGAAAAAGAAGAAGGTGTTTCCGAGGCTAAGGAAGGGGATGATGAAACACCACCAAGTGAAGAACCTCCGAAGAGTTTAATTGAGGAATACACATCTAAGTTTAAAGAGGCTGGAGAGATTACTCAAGAGATGTATGATGACCTAGCAGCAAAGGGTTATGATAAAGACACAGTAGATACTCTTAAAGCAGGTATTGAAGCTAAATCTCAAGCAGATGCAGTTGTTGTGTTAGAAGCAGCAGGTACTACACCAGAAGCTTTTAATGAAGCTATTAACTGGGCTAAAGAGAACTGGTCAGAAGCACAAGTAGCAGAGTATAATGAAGCTATTGGTACAGCAGAAGGCACAGCTCAGAAGCTTATTATTCAATCTCTTATGAACTCCTATACTACTGGTAATCCAGCAGAAGATACAACTCCTGTACATTCTGGAGCTACTAATATACCTAAGTCTAGTCAAGGGTATGAGAGTATGGATGATATGATTACAGATATGCATGATAGAAGATATGAACCTGGTACAGCTTACTATAATAAAGTACAAGCTAAGGCAGCTAGAAGTAAATTCTAGTTCCTATAGGTAGGTTCCAAAAGGTACACATAAGTTTTCCTCTCTCCTTCTTATGTGTGCCTCTTGGAGCCTATCTATAGATATGCTTACTAAGGTAAGTATCAGAGACACTTCAAAGATTAATACACTTAATGTATTACACTATATACAGTATATAATACTAGTACTATTCTGTATAAACAAATTTAATATAAAGGCCAACTATGGCAGATACAACAGCAGCATTACTCAATAAGGACGCGGCACGGGCTACAGCACTAACACTATACACTGGTGAGGTAATTAAAGCATTCCGTGAGAAGAATATTGGGCTAGGTTTAGTTTCTAAAAGGTCAATCTCTGGTGGTAAATCAGCACAATGGATTGTAACAGGTAAGGCAGATGAGGCTGATATCCAATCTCATGCACGTGGGGCAGAGGTAGTTAATCAGCTATTAGCTAATGATGAAGTTACTATTACAGTTACTACTCGTTATGTACACTCACACTTCATTGATGGTCTGGATGTACGTCTAGCTCAGTATGAAGCATCTACTGAATTAGCATTCCAATCAGGTGAAGTACTAGCTACTAAAGTTGATAAGGATATCTTTAAAGAGATTGGTAATACAGCAGCAGGGGCAACACCTAAACCAGGTCAAGTAGCAGCTGGTACAGTTGTAGCTACAGGTTATGCAGCAGCAGCAGCAGGTGAGGAAAAAGGTAATATTATTATCTCCGCTATGTTTGAGGGACGTACTAATTTAGATGTTAAGAATGTAACAGCAGAGGCTACTTTTGTAACTTCACCAGTTGATTACTACAACTTAGCACAGTCTAAAGCGGTAAACTTTGATTGGACTTCAGGTAATAATGGTACTATTGATATGGGTAACATTCAGCGTGTAGCTGGTATCCCTATTATGTGGACTAACCACCTTGATAAGGTCACAAACCCTAAACTTATTGGATTACTATTCACTAAGGATGTAGTAGGTGTAGTATCTGCAATGGATATTACTAGTGAAATCTTCTATGATAATCGTAGACTAGGTTCACAATATACTTCTTACTATGCACTAGGTATGGGTGTTCTTAACCCAACTGGTCTAGAAGTGGTAAATGACGACTCTATTTAAGAGTTAGACTTATAGAGATTCCTTAGGGAGTCTCACTTAAGTTTTAAAATAAAGGAAAACAATGGCAATCGAGATACTTTCAGATGGAACACTATATGCTAATAATAAGTTAGGTATGGTTAATCAGTGCTTATTAGCTATTGGAGAAATTCCTTTAGCAGAAGGTACAGTACTAGATAATTTACAACCTGGTACTGATGGGGCAATAGCTAGAGATATTGTAGCTAAGACAATGCTTAATGTACAATCAAGAGGATGGTTCTTTAATACTGATAGGGATTATAGACTATACCCAGATAATGATGGTTTTATTTCTGTACCTCCTAACCTCTTAAGATTAGATACAGGTAGGTATGAAGGAAGACAACAGTACATTCTAAGAGGTAATAGAGTATATGATATGGTTAATCAATCATATATGTTTACAGGCTATATAGAAACAGATGTAGTATGGTCAGAGTCATATGAGAGTCTTCCTTTAAATGCCTATAGTTATATAGCCTTAAGGTCTGCTAGACAGTTTCAAGAGACTGTAGTAGGTTCAGGTGACTTATATACTTATACAGTAAATGCAGAACAAGAAGCATTAGGTAATTTCCAAAGGGAACAACTACAATATAGTGATTATAATATGATACCAGGTAGAGTAAGTGGTAGATATAATCCTAACTGGGGACTAGATAATGGTTTCTATAATAGATACTAAGGGGCTATAATGGCAAGAAGTGGTAGTGATATATTAATAAATCATACCTATAATAATTTATCTCAAGGGGTATCTGAACAGTCTACAGAAGCTAGACTAGAGACTCAAGTAGAGGAATTAGAGAACTGTATCCCTCATATATCTAGAGGAGTTATGAGGAGAAACCCTGTAATC